TGTAGGTCGCTCACTATGACAATGCGCTTCATTAATCCTCGTCGTCGTCCTCGTAGGGTAGGCGATCCACTCGGTCAGGGATCGATGGCAAGATCCAGTCAGGATAGGCGCCTCGGTCTGTGATGATTCCTAGACATAGATCAACGGCGAATCCGGCACGGCGTAGAGCTTTATAAAACTCATGCATGGCAATAGCATATGCATCGAGAGCGTTATAAGTGTCTAGGTCGATGACCTTCTTCTTAGCCATGTAAAAATTATCGCTCTAAGAGTATGTTATAGATCTCATTGACACGCAGGTGTAGGGCAGAAATTTCCCTGAGTAAGTGAGTAATGACGAACCCGGCAAGGCCACCGATAACGGCTAGGCTTGCAAAGTAAAGGGTGAAGAAATCTGTCTGTGTCATTTCTTGCTTACGCCAAATGATGCGTCGCTAGGGTTGAGCCAGCGCAAGATGACGGGTGCTACAGCTGCTACGCCTGCCATTGCTAAAGTCTTAGGGTCAGTTACGCCTGCCATGTATAGCGCTAACGCAGCTGCTAAGAATGACCGAGCCCATGATGCTGCGAGTGACTTTGCTTGTTCCATTATTTGCCTCCTAGTAACGGGATATTAAAGAAAGAGCCGTCCGTATCACCTTGCTTAGTGAAAGAGATATGGCAATGATGATTATGCGGATTGCTCCCAGTGTACTTTCGCCAGCGCCAGCCCATGCGAGACGATGCAATTCGTCCGTCGAAGATAACGTAACCAATTCGCTTCTCGCCTGCTTTTGCTGCGAGTCGAAGCTGATCAGCAATATCGGGCATGAGGTCGGGCTTGCCTGACTTATGAACATCTCGATCGACATCGATGGCTCGTACCACCCCTGACGCTGGATCAGGATTGTGGTCAGAAGGACGCGCTGAATGACGGAGATCGCCGATCCAGCCATCGGAACGCCGATCACGATCAGGGAAGGTGTCATCAAATTGCTCTCTGAGTTGCTGACCTGCTTTACATAATGCTGGTTTCACAGGTTGCACACTCCCATTGTTTTTTGTCGTTAAGTAATAATTCTTCGTGACCACACTCAGGCATTGGCGCGATGAATGCGTCATCGATAGGATCGTAGGTATAACCAATCCCTGCATAGTTATAGCGAATGTTTCCGTTGTAGCTTGTTTTAATCCAAGTACCGCCAAGATTATCGATGAGCCATTGATAACCTTCATCGCCTGCAGGATCGTTATTGTCTCCAACAGTTACACGAATTACCTTAGAGTTTTCATCTAATTCAGCCCAATGACTCATACGGGATACCTCACAATTACAATTCCCGAACCACCATCGCCAAGCGTTGAAGCGCCGCCGTTACCGCCACCGCCACCACCGCCGCCTGTGTTGGCTGTACCGCTCGCTACTGCAATTCCTGCCGCACCCCCTCCGCCGTTACCGCCTCCGCCGTAACCGCCATTGCCGGGAGCCGTTGATCCGCCTGCTCTAATATCACGGCCACCGCCTCCGCCTCCTGCGTAGTAACGTGTACTACTTACGAGTTGCCCTGTGCTAGTTGCTGAGCCCCATGAAGAATAAGAAGAAGATCCAACTCCGCCGTCGCCACCATTGGAAGCGCCATTACCGCCGACCGCGGCAGATCCACCTCCGCCGCCTGAAGATCCGTAGCTTGCGTTCACCGATGCTGTGCCTCCTGCGTAACCTTCTACGGGTGAATATCCGCCTTGGTTACCTGCCGCACCGCTTAATCCATAGTTAGTTCCATCGATTGCCCAACCTCCACCGCCTGAACCGCCTGTGGTTGCGTTGCCGTTTCCGTTGTTATATCCCGAACCACCTCCACCTCCGCCTGTTGCGCTAATGCCGTTGATTGATGAATTTACGCCTTTAGTTCCTGCGCTTTGAAAACTTCCTTTAGTGCCACCGCCACCAACAACCACGGCGTAAGTCGCAGGTGCCAATGATTGCGAAGATAATCCGCGCAATCCTCCAGCACCTCCACCGCCACCTGAGTTTTGCCAAAATCCACCACCACCGCCTCCTGCGACGATAAGCAAGTCACAGGTCAAAGTTCCGCCAGTAACTACGAGGTTTCCATTTCCAGTAAAGACTCGATAATTAAATCCACCGGACGTGTAAAGTGTTCCACCCGTAACTACAAGTGGGCTGATGTAAGGTGACAACTGCCCTATGATGTTGTTGAGCATTACCCAATAGCCCCAACGACGTACCAAGTATCAGTCCCAGTTTTAATGCAAGCCGCGCTTCTATTTTGTGCAAGGGTAGGTGAGGCCGATACTGCCCCAGCCGATAGGACTGTGGTTGTGCCAGAAGTTACGGCTGAGATTGTGCAGGTTCCTACTCCTTTGTTAAGAATAGTGATGACGGAGCCGACAGGTATAGCCGCTGTCGCATTCGTAGGGATCTTTAAGGCAATCGCTGTAGCCTTATTCATAGGGACTAAGACTTGATAGGAGTCGGCGACAGTGAGCGTGTAGTCCGCTGTCTGATCTGCCTTGATCTCAAAGGTGACTAGGCCGTTATAGTCGGCAGCCGTAAAGATGTCGCCTGTTGTCGCTGGAAAGCCTGTTGCCATTGTTTTCTCCTAGTATCCCATTATGGATTGTCCGATTATACCGTAAGTCGATGATCCGATGATGAATCCCTCAACTATAGGCTCAAGTGTTGTTACTGTGCATTTCATACTGTTAGGGGTGATGTCCCATGCTAGACCCTGCACCTGCAAGGTCTTGACGATTGTCGATCCATTTTCCTGCACATTGGTTATCTCTACATTGTCAAAGTAATCGAGGCCAATCATCGTGTCTGTAGGGACATCGGTGTCCAATAGATCGACTGTCATGGCGTCAATTCTGATTGAAGTTTCTGCTCTAGTGGCGACATAGATTCGAGCAATGTCTAAGACTTGAGCATCTGTCTCAGGAATCATCTCTGTCAAAGTAGTGCCATGAGGGAAATACTTTGCCGACGAATCAACATTGGCGACTACTTGGGCTGTGCCACCTATGCGTTGCATGCTGGCCTGATTGATGATTAGCTTGTCATCGAAGGCATAACGAAGGTCAGAATATGGGATCCCAGTAGTCTGATTAAACTCAATCGGTGTAGCCGCTAGAGAGCCCACGACATCGTTGCGATCCTTGAATTCTGCCGTCCCATCGGTACGGATAAAGAATGCGCCTTGCTCGGCGAACTCTGCCGCCTTGAGGGCTTGCAAGGATGTGCGAGCTGTAGCGGGATCGGCTTGAACTGTCGTCGATCCTGTGTCTGTGATTCTCATCGATGTAGGGAATGAGACCTGATCTAGGATCTTTGTAATTCGTGTGCCAGTAGTTTGACCCGCTGTGGCGCCTGTCACACTTGATATGTTAGCCATCTGAAATAGTCTAAAGGCATCCGAGCAGACGATGTCTACATAGCCCAATTCTTGACCAGTTGGGAAAGAGTATTTGTATGAATCAACATAACCTGAGAATAAGAAGTGCTGAGTGGTTGGAGTAGTCGCTGCGACTCGGACTTTGCGAAGTGGAGTCAAGTAGCCAAAATAGGGTGAAGATGTGTTCTGAGGGTTGAACGCACCTGTCTCATCGATTACTCGAACAGTACATGTGCCCGTCTCGTAGGTGTCGCGCATGATATTGCGACCACGCTGAATTTTGATTGATCGAGTAGTGCTACTGAGATCGACTACAGGATCAGGGACTTCCGTTGCAGCGAATTGAGATACGCCGATGACGCCGTTGATCGGGTCGCCAATAGTAAAGGGATAGCCGAAGGTCGCCCCTTGGCTAAAGTCGAACGAAACCGAGATCGTGGCAGGTAGTGTCATTTGATTGACGGAGCCCCACGCCCGTTGTATCTACTGACATCGCTGAAAGTGCCTGATAGAGATTGATTCTGTTGGATGTTCGTAACTGCTCCGGTTACTACTTCATCGCCTAGTTGTACCACGACATTCACAGTTGAAGCTGAATTAGCACCACCTACAGCCCCTATTCCTAAATAGTCGTTCGCAGCGCGAGCGCCAATACCGCCACTAGGGACGTTGAATGTAGGCAAAACCCAGTTACGCCAAGGGTTCGGAGCTTCGGGAGTTGCAAGAATAGCAGCCGTAAGCTCTTTGTTTCGCTTAACTGCCGCGTCTAATTCTGCAGACAACTTGAGCGCTTTCTCGTCATTCTTATCGAGCAAAGCTAATTGAAGATTAAGAGACAATCGATCAGTTTCGCTGATCTTGCCTCGAAGCGCAGCCGTGATGTTGATGCGATCAAGGTCTAAAGTCTTTGAAGCCTTTGTTAAAGCGTTAGATTTCTTCTGAGCATCAAGCTCTTTTTTCCTCATATTCAATAAAGTCTTAGCGCGCTTTTCTGCTTCGCTCTCTATTCTTGCACGAGTGGCATTAGCAGGGTTGCCGAGGCGACCCATGTGCTCGGTTATGCGACCTTCAAGTGGTCTTGCGGCTGCACCCATTTTAGAGAATTGATCTAAGGCTCTAACCAAAGGTGAGTAAGTTTTGAGGAAGCCATCGCCTTCTATACCACCAAGAAGTGAACCTCCTGGTAATGATTTGAGCTGAGTAACCATGATGCCTAATCCGTAGATAGCATCGCCAAGCCAAACGCCAAATTCTTGCATAGAATCGGCTAAAGGTTGGATACTGTTCCCACCGCCTGAAACTAGAGCTAAGGCATCTACTAGGCCTTTACCGATTGATTCTTCTGCCTCATTAGCGGCATTAGATAAAATGCCAATCTTGCCAGCATAGGTTTCAAGATAGACTGCATTAGCGCCTGTGAATTGCTTTGTAAGTTTTGCTTGAACGTCTGCAAAACTCATTGTCTTGAGCTCTGCTTGACTTAAACCTAAATAATACTTACGGAGTCCACGAGTCTGACCAACGTAGGCCATGCTTAGGTCATTGACTACTGTTTCATAGGCGACGCCTGAACCGCGAGAAATGTCTAGGGCTTGAGTAAGTAGCTCCTGAGACTTAGCGACTGATCCTGTGGTCTGCAATAGTTTCTGCATCGCTGGGCGTAGTTGATCATCTGCTACCCCTGAGACTCTAGCGAGTCCGCTTATGAACTGCTCGATGCGTGGAGTCTCAAATGCTAGGCCTAGATTCTTAACCGATGTGGCTAACTGAGTTGCAGCCTTATCATCTTCAATAAAGGCTTTAGCCGCGTTCTTAGCAAATTTGAGAAGTTGGGTCGCTCCGAAGGTGAGGGCAAGTTGAGCGCCTAGTCTTTTAACGCCTTTCTCAAGGAGAGATGATGCAGTAGTGGCTTCCTTAAAAGCCTTTTTACCTCTGAATTCGCTAACAATATCAGCGCGTAACTCGGCCATTTACACTCTGCCTTTCACATTGAACTTAGCGGCAGCCTTTTCTAGCGCCTTAATTACTCCGGCCTTAGCCTTGCCTTGATCTTGATCGTAGGCTTTGAACATTGCTCGGCCTTGCATCTTGCCACGACCTGCAAGTGATCCATCTAAGCGAGGTGTGAATCTTCCTACATTTCCAGACTTGCGACCAGAAGTTTCAAAAATAGCACCGGCGGCTGTTTTGTTATGAATCGATACTGTTGAACTCCAGCCTTGACGATTTGGCTTAGTGGGTGTGAGTTTGTAACCTATTCCTCGGCGCGCCTCGGTTGCGTCGTACATTGGAAAAGTTGCAGTCTTGACTTCATGCTTTACAAATCCGGATGGCATAGCAGAATTGGATGGCAAATAGCCACGGGCTTTCTTGACCACTGGTTTTAAGAATCCAACCATCTCATCGCGGAGTTCTTTGTCTAAGTCAGGCGAAAATTTCTTCAGAGCCTTGCGAAACGCACTAGCGCCTTTTAGCTCTGTAGGCATCGCTCTGCTCCTTCGCTCGGTCTTTCAACGCTTTCAGTAACATCTGAAGCATTGATGGATCTAAATCAATCAAATCTTGTGGAGCGATAGCCGTCTCAATGCTCAAGCGAGCAATGAGGTAGTGGATGCTATCGCGCCCTAGACCAAAGGGTCTGACTCTGCAACCTCGACACTCTTTAG